AAAGTAAGATCATTTACTATTGTACCCTCTGGGGTCATGGCATTTATGGGTACAGGTATACTAGGTTTAAACGGATCAGCTTCATCTGTAATCTGAATTAATCTTTCTTCTGTGTAGTACTGTTGAATAAGCTGGAGAATTTTTTCTGCTAAAAATTGCCTTGTCTTTGTAAGATTATCCAAGGGAACTTGGATCATCAAGATTCCTCTATTTTGTTTTTGTTGTATAGCTACACCAGAAACTTCTGGACCATCTGTACCCAGCATAGAGTCTGATACACCACTAATCTGTTTTATATTAGCAGCAGCTTTCTGCCCCAACCTATCTAACCCGGTGGGAATCTGGTTTGGTGGGATTTTAGCTGGGGGGCTAGAACCCCTATTATACTCGAGAACCAAACCAGTTTCCGCGCCATGCTCTTCTAAATCATCTGCAGTCATGCCCGTCAATGACCCTGACTCAACTACCCAACCGCTGTTAGCAGTTGTGTTTACAATATGCAGCTCCTGGGAACTGATTTTGTTTAACTGTTCTTGTGGTGAAATTAAATTTCTTACCATGCCAAACGGCCTTCCTCTTCTAAAGTATGGGAAGTAAGGTACTAAAGTAAAATGTGAATATGGAGACCAGTCATCAAAGAGTACTACTCTGTCTGCTGTTACTGTCCAACGAACCTTCCGGACTTTTTTTGAAACTATGTGTAATCCAAAATCATCTGCAAACTGTTCTCTTTTTTTCTTGCCCCAGTCATATGGTACCTGACGCTCGTCCCCTGTAACTGGATCGACATAGTACATACAATCTTTTAACTGGTAGTATTGACGCTCTATAACTCTAATCGATCTTACAATCCTAGCCTCCTCCGGGTTGTATGCGTAATTACTAGAATACTCATGTTCTTCAGTATCGCCGTACCTCTGCTCTTGGTACTCCATGGAATCCCCACCATAAGAAGTGCCCATCTCCGATATCATTCTTAATTTATCTGCAGCTTTTTGACTATACTGTTCTTCTATCTCATCTAAGCTCATCCACTTAGTTTCAAAAATTTCGTTCCAATGACGTGGGTCGTAGTCCTTTGCATCTGGATCAATAATGATGTCCAACGGATCTTTAGCAGTTACCCTTACCTCGCCTTTAAAATTGTCAGAAAAATCTATACGTACATCGAACCAACCGCGATCCTGGATGAGACCATCTGCGAACACTTGCGCTTCCGTCCAGTCTAGTTTGTTATTATCAGCCACCTGCATGTAGACTTTTGTAAGTACATCAGCAATATCTTGCATACCGCTACCACGGGGCTTGAACTTGATATCAGCCCTACGTGTACTTTGTTCTCCTAGAACTGTATTGATTGTAGGTAAGATTGTATTGATTGTAAGAGCTGGTCGACCTTGGTCATCTAACGTTGCTACATCGGCCGCGTCCCACTGTTGCCCTCTGTAATACTGGTCACATTGCTGCGCGATCTCCATGTAATCATCATGACCCGCGTCTCGCGCTCGGGTGTACCTCTCCCAATTATTTCTAGCTAGATTCTCCTCTTCTGCTTTACTTAATGCTTTCTTCGGTTTTCCGTATGCCATTATGCACTCATTGACGATTTACGCCTTATTGGTTTCGCTATATATTTTAGTCTATCTCTCCATGAAGGGATATGCTCTTCTTGTTCAAAATACGTAGAGAACTCTGTCATCATCAGACCAATCCACGCAAGCGCATCAACTTGGTCGTCATGCACCCCATTAGGAAAACGCAATAACTCCGCAACCAAGGGGCCAGTCCAAACCGCATCCTTCGGAAAGTATACCATGCCTTGTTGCATTCTACCTTGAATAGCTCTTGCTCTTGCTTCTTTATCACGTCTCCCCACTTTGAGATCTTTAAAGTAAGCCTCATACAGCCTACGTTCTCTAACCCTCTTTTCTAGGAACGGACCGAGCGCCATTTCTATGTGCCCTTTCTCTATACCTACAATGCCAGGTCTCCACTGCTCGTATACATCTAGTATTTTTTCTACAAGCTCGAATCCATCATACTTGCCTCTGATGACATCTACCACAAAAATTTCATCATATTCACTTACACCAACTACCACTCCGACGGAGTAATCGTTCCTGTCGCGTTGTCCTATCGCCAAGTCCCACGCACAATAATATTTTAATTTATCAAATTCTATATCTTCAGAGTCGTAATACCGCACCATGTCCCTAGAAAAGTAATCGCCTTCATCGGACACCGGGTTTTGTTGATACAGCGCCGACCAGTCTCTGGGACCAATGGCTTTACGTATTTGATCTAGTGCATCTTCACTGTAACGTTCTCTATGAAGCGCTTCTCCAGTTTCGCGGAACTCTTCATCTATTTCAGCGATTGCTGGATATTTGACCACTTCCCATTCGTCCGCGCCGTCTTCTGCTACACGCAACAGCCTACCTGCAAGATCGTCATCGTGCCACCTCGTAAGGATTACAAGTATGCCGCCACCTGGTGACAAACGGGTATACGCCGTACTTGTGTACCAATCCCAGATCGCATCGCGATTGTTATCGGACTCTGCATCCTCACGGTTCTTTACAGGGTCATCGATGAGTAGAATGTTTGCACCTTTACCCGTGATACCACCACCAACTCCCGCCGCTACGTAACCGCCGCCCGTGGTTGTGTTCCATGATTCAACGCTCTGGGAATCTTTATCAAGTTTCGTATTTTCAAAAATTTTTTTATAAACATGTTCTCTTAATAGATGACGCACCTTTCTCGAGAAGTTCATGGCCAAGGATCCTGAGTATGAACAACTAATGAATTCATGGTTAGGATGCCTACCTAAGTGCCAAGCAGGGAACGCGATACTAGCCAAAGTAGACTTGCCATGTCGAGGTGGCATAAACAACATCAACCTGGGGGACTCTTTGTTCTCAACTTGTTCGCTAAATTTTTCTAGGCGTTTACATATATCTTTATGTACCCACCCTGCATGGTAGTCAGGATTAAATTTTTCTACAAAAGGCAACAGCCGCTTTCGGGACAATATACGGAGCGCGAGTTCTTTCTCCGCTCGCTTCTGAGCAGATTGTTGTTTTCTAACTTTCTGACTTACAGGTTCTTTCGGAACTACGACTTGTTCTGCGGCATCCGCTTTGCAATACACACAGATCCCGTCCGTCGGTATAAGTGTATCGGGAAATAGCCCCTTACATTTAGAACACTCTTGCTTATCAATCTGCATCGCCAGGCTCCAAATAGTTTTGGTCTTCTCCTGCAAGTTTTAATAATTCAGCATCCGATAACTTTTCGAGTTGTTGTACTTTATCTACGTTGATATTTATCTGAGTAGCATTGTCCGGCACAAATAGACCGTGAAGCTTGCACAGAGAATCGACAACATTTTTTTCTTCAGTAGAGGTAGCTGCTTTTCTATGCGCTTCTAAGTACATAGAGGTAGCTGTGTCTCTATCAAACTTTATTTCTTCTCGCATCTCATTACGAAGGTACTGCAACGCATTCTGAAATTTTTGTTGTTTGAAAATAGAGTACACTCGATCTAGGTCAGAGTACCCCGCAGCACGGCCGGCGGCTGCCTTACTCATACCACGTAAGTGAAATAATAAGAGTCTTTCTTCCTGTAACGAAAGCTCGTTTAAGTGTATTCCAGCGTATGGAAAATGAGATTGAAGCTCAGCTCGATCGGACTCAGTCACAATATGAGCTTCGTCTTTTTCTCTAAGGATCGACATGAGATGCCATTTTGCAAAAAAATTTGAAAAAAGTACAGTATATCAGGCTCACTTCTTCTCCCCCCTCGCTCCCAGCAGACCCCGTCTCCCGTTTTTCCATTTGGAACCTTGTTTTACTTTTTTGTGTTTTGGAACCTTGTCCATGGGACCCCTATCGTTATCAACGCCCACCTAAGCGGTGTCCGTTGTAAGTTAATCCGTAGTAAGTTTGTTGTGACTTTCCACAATGAGATAAATACAACCGAACATACAGAAGTCCTGTGTATGTTTGATAGCCGGGGTACGGTCACCCATCTGAGCAATCGGAGAATGAGTCAGGCATTTTATTAACCTTAATATATAACAAAGGAGTAATTACTATCATGAATATATTAAAGAAAGTTGGT